TTCCATTAACACGCGAATTCGATAGCTTAGACGGCATGATCGCGAGAGGCGCGCGCGAACGAAATCACGGGTCCTCCCTGGCGGAAATTGGTATGCGGGGGGCAATGGCCCGGAATTTCGCTACAGACAGCCGCAAAATCTGAGTTACCAGTTACCACGCGACGTTGCCCCCTGTGTGCCCTAAAGCCGCGCAACAGCTGGCTTTTTCCACTCGGCTGACCTGGTACGCCCCGCGCGCGGTAACCCAACCAAGTTACCACCCGCCGCGGTACCGGCCCCGATCCGAAGCACATGACGCCGCGATTGCCCGACGCGGTCGAGCATTGGCCGCTCGACCGGCTTAGCCCATACGCGCGCAACGCCCGCACGCACGACGACGACCAGGTGGCGCAGATCGCCGCCTCGATCGTCGAATTCGGCTGGACCAATCCGATCCTGGTCGACGCGGAGGGCGGCATCGTCGCAGGTCACGGCCGGCTGCTGGCGGCCCGCAAGCTCGGCCTCGACACAGTCCCGGTGGTTGTCCTCGATCATCTCACACCGGGCCAGCGGCGCGCCTACGTCATCGCTGACAACAAGCTCGCGCTGAACGCCGGCTGGAACGAGGAACTGCTCGCATCCGAACTGCATGCACTGAATGGTGAAGGCTTCGAGCTGGCGCTCACCGGCTTTTCCGAGACCGAGCTCGACGCGCTCATGGCGCCGCTCGGCGAGGAGGCCGATGCTGGCGATGGCGGCGGCGAGGACACAGCCGACGAAATGCCGATGCCGCCGCGTGAGCCGATCACTCGCGCGGGCGATCTCTGGCTGATCGGGAACCACCGCCTGCTCTGCGGCGACAGCACCGATGCTGCGGCCGTGGCGCGAGTGATTAACGGCGAACGCGCCGCGCTGGTCTTCACGTCACCGCCCTACGGTAACCAGCGCGATTACACGACAGGCGGGGTCGGCGATTGGGACGCGCTGATGCGCCGCGTCTTCGCGTCATTGCCGGTAACTGATTCGGCTCAGGTCCTGGTCAATCTCGGCCTCGTTCACCGCGACAACGAGTGGCAGCCCTATTGGCAAGCCTGGCTCGACTGGATGCGCGAGCAGGGCTGGCGTCGGTTCGGCTTCTACGTCTGGGACCAGGGCCCGGGATTGCCGGGTGACTGGAATGGGCGCTTGGCACCGGCATTCGAATTCGTCTTTCACTTCAATCGCAAGGCCCGCAAACCGAACAAGATCGTGCCCTGCAAATGGGCTGGTCACGTCAACGATACCCACGGCGGCATCCGCCACAAGGACGGCCACGTCGGCGAATGGACGCATGCCGGTCAGGGCGTCCAGGAGACGCGGATCCCGGACAACGTCATCCGCATCACGCGCCACAAGGCGCGCGGCATCGAGACCGAGCATCCAGCGGTGTTTCCGGTCGCGCTGCCCGAATTCGTGATGCGCGCTTACAGTAACGACCGCGACATCGTCTTCGAGCCCTTTGCCGGATCCGGCACCAGCATCATCGCCACCGAGCGCGCCGGTCGGCGCGCCAGGGCAATCGAACTCGCTCCCGAATATGTCGATGTCGCGCTGCGCCGGTGGCGCAAGCTCTTTCCCGATCAGCCAGTGAAACTCGATGGCGAAGGCCAAACCTTCGAAGCGGTCGCGCGAGAGCGTGGGGTCGCAATCCCCGACGACGGATGACCCGCTGCAGGTCGAGTTCTGGCCGATCGATCGCCTGTTGCCCTATGCGGCGAACGCCCGGACTCACCCCGACGAGCAGGTCGCCCAGATTGCCGGCTCAATCGCGGAATTCGGCTTCAACGTCCCCTGTCTTGTCGACGACCGCGGCGTGCTCATCGCCGGCCACGGCCGGATCGTCGCGGCGAAGCGGCTTGGCTTACAGCAGGTCCCGGTCATTCGGCTCGGGCACCTGACCGACACCCAGGCGCGCGCGTTTCGCCTCGCCGACAATCGGATTGCGCTCAACGCGGGCTGGGACGAGGCGCTGCTTGCCGCCGAGATCGAGCGGCTTAAAGAGGACGGCGTCGCCCTCGATCTGCTCGGCTTTGCCGAGGACGAACTCAATCGATTGCTCGATGGGCTAGACGAGAGTGGTCCATCTGACGAAGAGGATGACATTCCCGAACCGCCGACGGAGGCGGTCACGCGGCCCGGCGATCTTTGGCTGCTTGGGCCGCATCGCCTGCTGTGCGGCGACGCGACAGTTGCGACCGATGTCGAGCGTGTGCTCGACGGCGTGCGCCCGCACCTGATGGTGACGGACCCGCCCTACGGTGTCCAGTACGATCCCAACTGGCGAAACGAGTCAGGCGTCTCTGCGACGGCACGGACTGGCAAGGTCACCAATGACGACCGCGCCGATTGGCGCGAGGCCTGGAGCCTCTTTCCAGGCGACATCGCTTATATCTGGCACTCCGGGATCCACACGCGCACCGTCGCGGAAAGCCTCGACGCATGTGGGTTGCTGATCAGGGCGCAGATCGTATGGGCGAAGCCGCGCCTGGTGCTGGGCCGCGGTGATTATCACTGGCAGCACGAACCGTGCTTCTACGCGGTGCGAAAGGGCGCGAGCGGCCATTGGCAGGGCGCGCGCGATCAAACCACGTTGTGGACCATCGCCACCGGCGAGAACGACGAGGCGACCGAGCACGGGACGCAGAAGCCGGTCGAGTGCATGCGCCGGCCGATCGTCAACAACAGCGCGAGGGGCGATCTCGTTTATGAGCCGTTCGCGGGATCGGGTTCGACACTGATTGCCGCCGAGTCCGTCGGCCGCGTCTGCCGCGCCATCGAAATCGACCCACGCTATTGCGATGTGATCGTCGAGCGGTGGCAGAACTACGCCAGCGGCGCAGCCGCGCTCGCAGGCGATGGCCGCACCTTCGATGCACTGAAGAGCGAGAGACAGTCGGCGTGAACGGCAAAGCGCCGCCGATCTCGCAACCGGCGGCGCTTGAGCGTTCGGCCTGAATCAGGAAATGCGATAAACGCGACCCCGGTTTTCGACCTTCTCCGATTGGACGTTCAGTCCGAGCTTCTTCTTGAGCGCTCCGGCGATGGCGCCGCGCACCGTGTGCGCCTGCCATTTGAACTTCTTGACGATCTCCTCGATCGTCGCCCCATCGCGGCTCTTGAGCATTTCGATGAGTTGAGCCTGCTTGCTGTCGGACCGAACTTGCTTCTGCGCCGTGCGACGACGGGACTTGGACTTGCTCGAACTCTCGCCGGTTGCGCGAGCGTCGCCCGCGGTCGCCGCGGCGGCACTCGTCTCCTCGGCTCCGTCTTCGGTTGCCGCGGCCTCCTTCGGATCGATGCCGAGCGCGTCGAAGGCGGCCCGGGTGGCGCGCAAAGTCATCTTGCCGTGGTTCTTGTCGTGCCGCCACACGGTGTCGTCACGCTTGGCGCGCACCTCCTTGATCAAGCCCTTGTTCAGGAGGCTCTTGAGCACGTTGCCCGCGGCATTGCCCTTGAGCTTCGGATTGACCGGAAACACGCAGTGGTCGGGTCGCTGGCAGGCAGCGGTGAGAACGACCAGTTGAGAGTCGGAAAGCTGTGCCATGGATCTGGCTCCCTTCGCAGTCGGGCCGCGACCATCGCAGCCCTTCTACGAGCCCGAGCCCCGCGTTTGGAGCGGGGCGGAGCCTCAGGCGAAAATCGATCAGGCGCTCGCTTCCGCCATGATCTCACAATCGGTGACGAAACCGATCAGGTAGGGCAGCCCGCGCGGGATGCCGGTCTCCCGTGACGTGCGGCGATCGATCGTCCAAGTCATCCAGCGATCGATCGCGGCATCGATCGCCTGCGGCAGGGCAAGGCCTTTGAAGAGTCCGTTTGCTACCTCGTCTGCGAAGTGGCGGCCGTGCCGGCTATCGAGGAAATCGCGCACACCAATGTCGGAGCAACCGGTCATGTCGGCGATGGCGCCAAAGGCGATCGGCCAGGCTTCAACCGGATCGGCATGGCGCCGGATGGTGCCAAAGAAGGCCCAGGTTTCATTGTTGCTGGGCAATGTGGCGATCTTGGTCATAGCGGTCTCCGTCATTCGATCACGCAATAAACGCGCTGCGTCGCCCGTGAGCCAAGCAAATAATCGGGTCATTTGATTGCTTTGTTCGCAGCAGGCTCATTATGGGATTATCAATCCGCGCTTATGCTCGCCGCCGCGGCGTAAGCCACGTGGCGGTGCTGCGCGCGATCAAGCAGGGGCGCGTCCCGGTCGAGCCGGACGGCACCATCGATCCGGCCAAGGCCGATGCGTCGTGGGAGCGCTCAAGCGATCCGGCGCGCACGCGAGCGAAATCGAAAGCTCCCGCTGAGAAACTTCGTCCGGTCGGCGAAGCCGCGCTCGGTTCGGTGCGCGAGACGCTGAAGGAACAAGGGCTGCCTGCCGGCGGCAACGTCACATTCGTGCAGGCCCGCACGGCGCATGAGATCGCCAAGGCGCATCTCGCACGGCTGCGGCTGCAGCGCATGAAGGGCGAGCTCGTCGACCGCGCCCGCGCCACCGCAATGGTGTTCCGGCTTGCACGCGAGGAGCGGGATTCCTGGCTCAACTGGCCAGCGCGGGTCTCAGCCCTGATTGCAGCCGATCTCGGCGTGGAAGCGCACTCGGTCCAGAAACTCGTAGAGACGCATGTTCGGGGCCACCTCGCCGAGCTCGCCGAGATTCGAGCCGATTTCCGGTGATCTCTTCACGTTCGACGGTGCGGAGGAGCTCAGCCAGGCCTGGCGCGACGGGCTGCTGCCTGATCCGGCGCTGAGCGTCTCGGAATGGGCTGACCAGCACCGGATTCTGTCACCCCGCGCGTCAGCCGAGCCCGGACGTTACCGCACCGACCGCACGCCCTACATGCGGGCGATCATCGATGCGCTGTCGCCCACGCATCCGGCGCGACGTATCGTCGTGATGAAGTCGGCGCAGGTAGGTTTCACTGAGGGCGGCAACAACTGGATCGGCTACGTCATCCATCATGCGCCCGGCCCGATGCTCGCGGTGCAGCCGACCGTCGAGCTCGCCAAGCGCTTCTCGCGCCAGCGCATCGATCCACTGGTCAACGAAAGCCCTGCACTGCGCGAGCGGGTCAAGCCCGCGCGTTCGCGCGATGCCGGCAACACGGTGCTGTCGAAGGAGTTTCCGGCAGGGCTTCTCGTCATTACCGGCGCGAACAGCGCTGTCGGCCTGCGCTCGATGCCGGCGCGCTACTTGTTCCTCGACGAAGTTGACGCCTATCCGCCGTCGGCTGACGAGGAAGGCGACCCGGTCGCGCTCGCGGAAGCTCGGACGCGCACCTTCTCGTGGCGATCGAAGGTCCTGCTCGGTTCGACGCCGACCATCCACGGCCTGTCGAGGATCGAGCGCGAATACGAGGCATCGGATCAGCGCCGTTACTTCGTGCCATGCCCACACTGCCGGGCAATGCAGTGGCTCAAGTTCCAACGGCTGCTCTGGGACAAGGGAAGGCCCGAGACCACTCACTACGAGTGCGAGACGTGCGATGGCCGGATCGGGGAGCACCACAAGACCGCGATGCTCGAGGCCGGCGAGTGGCGCCCGACGGCGGAAGCGCAAGACCCTGGCACGATCGGCTTCCATGTGTCGGCGCTTTATTCGCCGGTCGGCTGGCTGTCCTGGGAGAACATCGCGCGCCTCTGGGAAGCCGCGACCACCGACGAGGCGAGGCGCAGCTTCAAGAACAGCGTGCTCGGCGAGACCTGGGTCGAAACCGGCGAGGCGCCAGACTGGCAACGGCTCTATGAGCGCCGAGAGTCCTGGCAGATCGGAGTGGTGCCCAGCGGCGGACTGTTCCTGACGGCGGGCGCCGACGTCCAGAAGGACCGCATCGAGGTCGACGTCTGGGCCTGGGGCAGAGGTCTCGAAAGCTGGCTCGTCGACCACATCGTGGTCGAAGGCGGACCCGAGCAGGCCGGGACCTGGGAAGAGCTCGGGCGTCTGCTCGATCGGACCTGGCCGCACACGCACGGCACGCGGGTCGGCATCGCGAAGCTCGCGATCGACACCGGTTACGAGGCGCCCGCCGTCTACGCCTGGGGTCGTCGCGTCGGGCATGCCCAGGTCGCGCCGATCAAAGGCGTTGAAGGCTTCAACCGCGCGGCGCCGGTGATCGGACCGACGCATGTCGACGTCACGGAGGGCGGCAAGAAGCTGCGCCGCGGCGCGCGTCTGTGGACGATCGCGGTCGCGACCTTCAAGAGTGAGACCTATCGCTTCCTGCGGCTCGCGGCGCCGACCGACGAAGAGTTGGCGGCCGGTGCCAGGTTTCCGGTGGGCTACGTGCACCTGCCGCGTGGCGCCGAGGCCGAATGGGTCAAGCAGCTCGTCGCCGAGCAGCTGGTCACGGTGAAGACCAAGCGCGGCTTCACCCGACTCGAATGGCAAAAACTGCGGGAGCGCAACGAGGCACTCGATTGCCGGGTCTATGCCCGCGCCGCCGCCTGGATCGCCGGCGCCGATCGTTGGACCGAAGCCATGTGGCGCGACCTCGAGCACCAGGTTGGCATCGCCGAAGAGGTGCGGACGGACGAGCCGGCTGAGCTGCCGGCCGACAGCGTTGCCGGTATCATCCGGCGTCGGTCCGAACGCCGCGGTCGCCGCGTCTTCCGGTCGAGCTATCTCGGCTGACCCGGGCGTTGGGCTTAGCCGTCACCGGCCCGGCCGTTGCGGTACGTCCCCGATCATCAATGACGGGATCTGCTGCGCGCGAGCTTCGTCGATCGCGCGCTCGATCAGATATTCGGTAGTCGGCTCGTTGAGTTCGTGGGCAAGCGCCATTGCGCTTTCCAGGTGCCGCATCAAAGCGGCGCGTTTCTGCGCGGTATCCAACATGACAAGCCTCCAGCCCGACGCAACGGAGCTTGCCCACATTACGAAACGACCGAGGCGCTGACCAGACGCCCCGGATAAGCGCCCGCCCGGGTGCCCGAATACAACTGACTGAACGTCCATGACGCTTGAAGAGATGACCGTGCAGCGCGATGCGCTGCTGGCGGCGCGTTTCCGTGGGCTGCGCACGGTCGAGATTGAAGGCCGTCGCGTGACCTACGCATCCGACGCCGAGATGGCGGCCGCCATCACGAATCTGGAGCGCCGGATCGCAGCGGCCCAGGAGGGCGGCCGCAAGCGCCGAATCCTCACGTCCGCTTCGAAGGGGCTCTGAGTGCTTGCCTCGCTGACAGCATTCCGGCGCCGCGTCGGCGCCTTCATCGGCGGCTTCGAGGCGGGCCTGGCGAACCGCAGGCTGAAGGGATTTCAGCCGAGCCGCGCGCATCTCAATACGCTGATCGCTGCGGCCGGTCCCGACATCACGGCGCGCGCCCGCTGGCTCGTGCGCAACAACGGCTACGCGGCGAACGCGATCGAGAGCTGGGCCGGCAACGTGGTCGGCGCTGGCATCAAGCCGTCATCGCTGATCAGCGACCCCGAGCTCAAGGCGCCGGTGCAGAAGCTCTGGCTCGATTGGACGGATGAGGCTGATGCCGAAGGGTTCACGGATTTGTACGGCCTGCAACGGCGAGCGGCACGGGAGGTGTTCATCGCAGGCGAGGTGTTCTTTCGCTTCCGGCCGCGCCGGCCGCAGGATGGGCTTACTGTCCCGCTGCAACTGCAGATGCTCCCGTCCGAAATGCTGCCGCTCAATCGCAACGAGGTTGCACCTGGCGGCAACGTGATCCGCCAGGGGATCGAGTTCGATGCGATCGGACGGCGCGTCGCCTACCATTTCCTGCGCCGGCACCCCGGCGACATCACGGATCCCAGCCTTGCCGGCGGCATCGTGCGCGTGCCTGCCTTCGAGATCGTTCACGTCATTGATCCGGTCGACGCCGGGCAGCTCCGCGGAGTTTCTCGTTTCGCCTCCGGGATCGTGAAGCTGTTCTTGCTCGACCAATACGATGACGCCGAGCTCGACCGGAAGAAGGTCGCGGCGATGCACGCGCTGTTCATCACCACTCCGGCGCCAGCCGAGCCGCTGGATGCCGCGGAAGGGCGCGACGAGAACGACGAGCGCACGATCGACCTGCAGCCGGGCCAGATCACCATGCTGGAGCCTGGGGAGGAGGTGCAGACCTCGTCGCCGGCGGATTCGGGCCAAACCTACGAGCCGTTCCAGTACCGCACTCTGTTGCAGGTATCGGCCGCATTGGGAGTGCCCTACGCGTATCTCTCGAACGATATGCTCAAGGCGAACTATTCGAACTCTCGCCTGGCGCTGCTCGAATTCCGCCGGCGAATCGAGGCCTACCAGCACGCCGTGATCGTCTGGCAACTCTGCCGCCAGGTCTGGGCGCGCTGGATGGACACGGCAGTGCTTGCGGGTGCGCTTGATCTGCCGCGCTATGACGACCGGCGGCGCGAATATCTCGCCTGCGGTTGGCTGCCGCCGAAGTGGGACTGGGTCGACCCGCTCAAAGACGCTCGTGCCGAGATCGAGCAGATCGACGCTGGTCTCAAGAGCCGCACGCAGGCGCTGGCCGAGCGCGGCTACGACGCCGAGCAGGTCGACGCCGAGATCGCGGCCGACAAGGTTCGGGAAAAGTCATTGGGACTGAGTTTCGGATCGATATCGCCGTCAAGCGCCGATCCGGCGCCAGGCGATCCGGCTGATGTCCCCGCTGCTGATACCACCAGCCCACCCGCCAACGATTGACCATCCGGACAATGTTGAACCTTCCTCACGTTGCGGCCCGCGTGTTCGGGACACCGCTGATGATCGCCCGTGCCAAGCTCGAAGTAATCCTCGGCGTGCTGGCACCGCGCCTCGCGGGAGGTGCCCCAGAACCGATCGAAGCCGAGACCGATCCGGCACCGATGGTTTCCGTGACGGTCGAGCGGATCGCGGTGGTCTCGGTCATTGGCACCCTGGTGAGCCGCTCCGGCTATCTCGACGCAGCGAGCGGCCTGGTGTCCTACGGCGAGATCGCGGATGCGATTGCCGGCGCGATGAGCGACCCCAGCGTGCGCGGCGTTGTCCTCGATGTGGATTCGCCCGGAGGAGAGGTCGGCGGCCTATTCGACCTGGTCGAACAGATTCAAGCGATCAGTGACGCGAGCGCCAAGCCGCTTTGGGCGGTGGCTAACGAATGCGCGCTGTCCGCGGCTTACGCCATCGCGAGCACGGCCGATCAGCTCTACGTGACGCGCACGGGCGAGGTTGGCTCCATCGGCGTGGTTGCGGTCCACGTCGACGAGAGCGGGGCAGACGCCAAGGCGGGACTGGCCTGGACCTTCGTGTTCGCGGGCGCACAGAAGGTGGATGGCAATGCCCACGAGCCGCTCTCCGAGCGCGCCCGAGCGACAATTCAGGCGGACGTCGATCGCCTCTATTCCGAGTTCTGCGCGCTGGTTTCGGTCAACCGCGGGCTGACAAGCGAAGCAGCGCGCGGGACGAAAGCCGCGATCTATCGCGGCGAGCTCGCGATCCGCGCGGGCCTCGCCGACCGCCTGGGCACGCTCGACCTTGCCATCGCCGAGATGGCCGCTGAACTCGATCGCGCGGCGACCGCACGCCCATCCACCAACCCGAGACAGAAGAGGAGCCCGTCCATGGCGACAGACGAAACGGAGCAGATTCCAGACGAGCCGAACGCGCCGCAACAGCCGGTCGAGCCTCAGCCGGCACCTGCGGCAGCTCCCGATCCTACGCCTCCTGCGCTGGAACCAGCGTCGGCGCCCGCGGACAAGCTTCGCGCGGAATTCGCGGAGATTGCCGCCGTCGCGGCTCAGGCGGCCCGGCTCGGGGTGACGGTCGACGCAGCGGATGCGCTGCGAAAGGGCGTCTCGGCGGACGCGCTTCGTCGCTCGGTGCTCGACACGCTCGCGGCACGCACCGAGGCGACCAGCGTCATCGCCGCTGCGCCCTCCACCCCGACGGCCGGCGATAGCCCGATCGTCCGGCGCGCGCGCGAGCGCGCCGCAGCGGCCCGCGGTTGATTCCCATAAGGAGCCCCAGACATGGCCACTCTTACCAAAGCGCCGACGCTCGGCGATCTGCTCAAGTATGAGCTCAACGGCAACTACACCCGGGAAACGGTCACGCTGAAATCCGGCACGAACTATGCGCTCGGATCGGTGCTCGGTAAGATCACGGCCTCCGGCAAGTACCGGCTCTCGCCGGCCGCCGAGGTCGTCGGTGATGAGGGCGCCGAAACCGCTGTGGCCGTCCTGATCGAGGCGGTCGACGCCACCGCGGCCGACCAGGCTGGCCTCGTGGTCGCGCGCGGCCCCGCGATCGTCTCGAAGGCCGCCCTCGTGTTCGACGCATCTGTCGACCAGGCGGCCGAGAAGACCGCCAAGCACGTCCAGCTCGCCACCGCCGGGATCATTCCGCGCGACGCGGCCTGATCCAACCATCACCCCGATCACCGCCACCGGGCCTCGACGGATTCACCGTCGGGGCCCGAACCATTTTGAGGAGACCCAAAAGAATGGCCCCGATGATCAATCCCTTCGACGCGGGCGGCTACACGCTCGCCGAGATGACCCAAGCCATCAACATCCTACCGAACATCTACACCCGCCTCGGCGAGATGGGCCTGTTCCGTTTCGAAGGTATCACCCAGCGTAGCGTCATCATCGAGCAGGCAGAGGGCGTGCTGAACCTCCTGCCGACCGTGCCGCTCGGCGGGCCGGCCACTGTTGCCAACCGCGACACGCGCTCGATGCGCTCATTTACCGTGCCATGGATTCCGCACGACGACGTGATCACGCCGCAGGACATCCAGGGCGTGCGCGGCTTCGGTGTGGCGGACGCGGCCGACCCGCTCGCCACCGTAATGGAGCGCAAGCTCACCCGCATGCGAGCCAAGCACGCGCAAACGCGCGAATACATGGAGGTCAATGCGCTCCGCGGCATCGTCAAGGACGGCGCCGGCGTCGCGCTCTACGACTACTTCGACGAGTTCGGGCTCGTCCAGCAGTCCGTCGACTTCGTGCTCGGTACCGGGACTACGAATGTCCAGGCCAAATGCCGCGAGGTGCTGCGCGACATCGAAACCGAGCTCAAGGGCGAGACCATGAACGGGGTGCTGGCGCTGGTGAGCCCCGGTTTCTTCGACAAGCTGATCGGGCACGCCAAGGTGGAGGATGCCTATAAGTATTTCTCGTCCACCGGCGCCCAGCCGCTGCGCGAGGACACCCGCCGGCGCTTCCCATTCGCCGGCATCGTGTTCGAGGAATACAACGCCACGGTCACGCTCTCGACCGGCGCGACCGAGACGCTGGTTCCTGCGGGGGAAGGGATCGCCTTCCCGCTCGGCACCATGGACACCTTCGTGACCTATGGGGCGCCTGCGAACCTGATCGAGACCGTCAACACAATGGGCCTGCCGATCTATGCCCGGCAGATTGCCCGCCAGGACGGCAGCGCCATCGACGTGAAGACCGAGGCCTCGCCCTTGCCGGTGAACAAGCGCCCGCGGCTTGCGGTCAAGATTCTCACCAGCAACTGAGTGATGGACGCGTTCGCCGCGGCAACCGACGCGCTGTTCGCCGACCCCAAT